CCAGCTGCAGGTCTTCTACAACAACGTCTTGGGCGAGCCGTTCGAGGTCCGCGGCACCAAGCTGCGCTTCGAGGCGGTGAGCGCTCACCGCCGGCACGCCTACCGCTACGGCCAGGTCCCCAACGGCTGGCTGCTGGAGGCCTGCGGCTCCCCGGTCCTCATCGTCACCTGCGCGGTGGACGTGCACGGCGACAACCTGGCCGTGGGCGTGATCGGCTGGTGCCGTGGGCGACGCGCCGTGCTGCTCGACTACTGGCGGTTCGAGGGCGACACCGAGCAGCTCGACAACCCCGCAACGTGGGGGCGGCTGCGGGAGGTGATCGAAGGCAAGGAGTACTCCGCGGACGACGGCGCCCGCTACCGTATCCAGCTCACGCTCATCGACTGCGGCTACATCACGGACACCGTCTACAGATTCTGCGAGCGCTACGAGGCGGGCGTCTTCCCCGTTCGCGGTCGCGAGTCGCCGCCAAAGAACGCTCTCATCAAGGAGTTTTGGAAATACACCACCGAGCACGGCCAGCTCGCCTGGGCAGCGTCCGTGGACATGTACAAAGACCGGTGGAGCGCCATCCTGCGGCGCAGCTGGGACGGCCTCAGCGTGCAGCCGGAGGGCTACTTCAATGCTCCCATCGACGCCAGCGACGCTCAGCTCAAGGAGCTGACCGTGGAGACTCGTCGCGAGAAGATCGACAAGGCCACCAACCAGCGCATCGGCTTCGAGTGGCACCGCCCGAGCGGTGCCAACAACGAGCTCTGGGACTTGCTGGTGTACAACAACGTGGCCCTCGACATCTGCGCTTACGAGATCTGCATCCAGCAGATGCAGCTGGAGTCGCTCGACTGGGATGTTTTCTGGGGGGCGCTCTGAGCAGCTGCCCGAAAGGCTTGGGATGACCGACTGCTGCGATGACACCGCGTTTTGGGAGCAGCGACTCGCCGCAAAGAAGGCAGCGCTCCTGGCCTACGACGCGGCCCTCACGGCGCTCGCCGGCGGCGCGCAGTCCTACAGCCTTGACACCGGACAGACGCGCCAGACGGTGACCAAGGCGAACGTCACCGAGATGCGCAACGTGATCAAGCAACTCGAATCGGACATCGCGACGCTGCAGCAGCGCCTAAGGGGCTGCGGCAGCGCGTACGTGAGACCCTCATGGTGAGATACCCTCTGCTCAATCGCCTGTACGGCTGGCTCTACGGCAAGGGTGCCGCGCCGGACATGATGAGCCCGGTGATGGCGCCTGCTCGCCAGCAGTGGCACGACGGCGAGAAGTATCCTGGAGGCTTCGGCTGGACCGAGCTGCTCACCGCGGACTACTGGACGCTGCGCGCGCGGTCGGTGCAGCTGTTCAAGACGAACATCTACGCGCGCGGCATCGTGCGCAGGTTGGTGACGAACATCATCAACACCGGCCTGGCCCTGGAGGCCGTGCCCGAGGACACCATCCTGGGCAAGGGTGAGGACGAGCTGGCCGAATGGGCAGAGCTGGTGGAGAACCGCTTTCACCTCTGGGAGCGCACTCCATCGCTCTGCGACTACTGCGGCCAGCGCTCGTTCGGCGCTGTGCAGGCCGCAGCAAAGCTGCAAGCGCTCATCTCGGGCGACGTGCTCGTGGTGCTGCACCAGGACGCCGGCACGGGCCTCCCGCGCGTGCGGCTCATCGATGGCGCGCGGATCCAGTCGCCGTTCGGCTCGCTCCAGCACCAGCCGCAGCTGCCTGCAGGCCACCAGATCAAGCACGGCGTGGAGCTCGACGGCGCCGGGCGCCACGTTGCCTACTGGCTCGTCGAGCAGGACGAGCTGAAGGCAGAGCGCCGTATCCAGCGCCTGCCCGCAGTGGGCCCCTCGGGGCGCCGAATGGCCTGGCTGGTCTACGGCACCGATCGCCTTCTCGACGACGTTCGCGGCGAGCCGATGCTCAGCATCATGATGCAGTCGCTCCGCGAGATCGATCGCTACCGTGACGCGGTCCAGAGGAAGGCAGCCATCAACGCCATCCTGGCGATGTTCATCAAGAAGGACCAGGAGACGGTGGGCAGCCGTCCGCTGATGGGCGGCGCAGTGGTGCGCGGAAAGGACTCCGCCGGCGTCGGTACCAGCGGCAAACCGCGGACGTTCAACTTCGCCGAGATGCACCCCGGCTTCGTGCTGGACGAGCTCGCCCCCGGGGAGGAGCCGCATGGCTTCCCAGCTACCGGCACCGACGAGAAGTTCGCCGACTTCGAGGCAGCCATCGTTTACGCGATGGCGTGGGCGCTGGAGATTCCTCCGGAGATTCTCACGCTATCGTTCGCGAGCAACTACTCGGCGAGCCAGGCGGCAATCAATGAGTTCAAGCTCTACCTCAACCCGGTGCGCGCCGCGTGGGGCGATGAGTTCTGCCAGCCCATCTATGTCGACTGGTTGCTGAGCGAAACTCTCACCGGGCGCATCAAGGCCGATGGCCTGCTGGAGTCCTGGCGCGACCCGCTGAAGTACGACCTGTTCGCGTCCTGGACCGCTGCCGACTGGAGCGGCGCGATCAAGCCTTCCGTCGACCTGGTAAAGCAGGCCAACGGCTACCAGCTCCTGGTGGAGCAGGGCTTCATCTCCCGTGACCGAGCCACCCGCGAGATCTCCGGCACGAAGTACTCGCAGAACATCAAGAAGCTCGGGCGCGAGAACCAGGCCCTGGCGGACGCGATGAAGCCCATCAAGGAGCTGGAGGCCTCGGCCAAGCCAGCCCCGCCGGCGGCGCCCGCCAAGGGCGGACTCAAGGTGGTTCCGAAGGACGACGAGGAGGACGACAAGGATGCACTGGCTTCTTGAGCCGACCGCGCTGCGGCGGCTGATCCACGCGCAGGAGAGCTTCCGCGACACCGGGGCGCTCATCCAATGGGAGGCCTCTCAGACTGAGGCCGAGCAGCGCGATGCTTCACACGGCGAAGGACAGCTCCCCTCGGGCATGAGCGTGGCCGGGAACACTGCTGAAATCCGCGTCGAGGGCGTGCTCACCAAGAGGCCAGACTTCTGGGCGAAGTACTTCCTCGGTGGGAACACGACCTACTCCAGCATCCGCCACGCGCTGGGGGTGGCGTCGAGCTCGCCGGACATCACGGACATCGTGTTCAAATTCGACAGCCCGGGCGGCAATGCCGAGGGCCTGATCGAAACGCTCGAAGCAATCGCGCAGGCGCGGCAATTCTCGGGCAAGCGCATGCGCTCGCGCGCGGACAACGCGCAATCCGCTGCCTACGGACTAGCCGCTGCCGTTGGCAACATCGAGGCCACGGGCCGCGGCGCAACGTTCGGCAGCATCGGCACGGCGGTCAGCTACTACCTCAGCCCCAACGTAGTCACGCTCACGAACACGGACAGCCCCGACAAGCGCCCCGACCTCACCACCGACGCGGGCAAGGCCGTCGTGGTGAAGTATCTCGACCAGCTGAACCACGAGTTTGTGAGCGCGATCGCGTTAGGGCGCGGTGTCGAGCTCGCGCGCGTGACCGAGGGCTACGGCCGCGGCGCTTCCATGACGGCGATCGAGGCCCAGCGTCTCGGTCTGATCGACACCATCGCAACCATGGCGCCGCGCGCGGTGCCCAGCAGCAAAGGAAAATCATCAATGGCGGAACCCCAGGAAACGGACCGCGCGGCGCTCGAAGCGGCCACGCAACGCGGAATCGCGGACGAGCGCGACCGTGTGCTCTATCACCTGACGCTCGGCGAGAGCTGCGGTGACATGAGCATCGCACTCGACGCGATTCGCTCAGGCGCTGGACAGAACGTCGGCGCGGTGAACGCTCGCTACATGGCGGCCGGCATGAACCGCTCCGACCGCAACAAGCGGCAGAGCGAGAGCAACACCGCGGAGGCCCAGCTCGATGGCGTGGGCGCCGCTACGCCCGCAACCACTGCCGACCTGGGCGACAAGGTCGTGGCCGCCATGAAGTCTCATGGCGGGGAAAAGGGGTTCGTCCGTGCCTAATCCCATCATCACGAACATCTCGCTTGCCCGAGTCGCGCTCGAAGTATGGGGCTCGCTCGACGGCACGCTCCGCAACGCCTCGGGCAGCGATCAGACCTACCAGGAAGGCACGCTGCTATCGCGCGATCCCGCGACCGGCGAGCTCGTGCCGTACGCGCCGGCGACGCTCGCCAACAAGCAAGTCGACGTGACCGTAGACGTGGGGTCGATCACGAACGCGACCGGACCTGATACGGCCGTTGTCGTCGCCGGCGCGCTCGTCGGTGACCTCGTGACGATCGAGCCCCTAGGCACATGGCCCGCCGGGCTCTCGCACCCTCTGGGTCGGGTGCTCGTCGATGGCACGGTGCAAGTGCGCATCGTCAACCCGACGGGGGCGCCGATCGATCCGGCCTCTCAAACCTTCCGGTTCTCTCTCCAGCACAAGGGCAACGAGCTGCCGCCCAAGTACGTTCTCACCTATGCGGTGTCGGTCACGACCGCCGCGGGCACCGCAGCGGTCACGGTGCTGAGCGCCGGGAAGGTGCATCAGGGCAAGCTGCTCGTGCACGGCTCGCCGCCGACCGTGGCAGCAGCCAAGGACCTCGACCAGCTGCTCGATCGTCCGATCATCCCGGTCGACTTCACGCAGCTCTCGAAGATCGACAACCCGCAGAGCTGAGCAGCTCAGCGCCTCACCCCTCGCACCAAAAAACTTTCAGCACTGAGCTACACCCATGAGTGACAAATCCACGATCGCGATGATCGAAATGTACCTCGAGGAGTCATCGGCCCCGATGTTCCTCAGCGGGTTCTTTCGGTCACCGCCGCAGAACTTCCACACCACCGAGGAGATCGAGATCGACATTCAGCGCGACACCGAGCAGGTCGCGATTGCGATCAACGATCTCAGCCTGCCGCCGAATCACAACGAGAATTCGCTGTACACGAACAAGCGGCTGAAGCCACCGATCTACGATGAGGAGGGCGCCGTCACCGCGTACGAGATGATCCAGCGGCAGGCCGGGCAGAACCCTTTCCAGAATCCGGACTACGGAGCGAACGCGGTAAAGCAGTCGTTCGCGATCTTCCGCAAGCTGGAGGCGAAGATCCGCAGGGCGATCGAGCTCCAGGCGTCGCAGATCTTCCAGACGGGCCAGCTCTCGCTGATCAACAAGGCTGGAACGGTCGTCTACACGATCGACTTTTCTCCAAAGGCCACGCACTTCGTCACGCCCACCGCGTGGGCTGCGGACGGCTCGACGGGTGACCCGCTCGCGGATCTGGCGAGCCTCTCGAACGTGCTCCGGCGCGACGGCAAGCGCGAGCCGTTGCGCGCGATCTTCGGCGCCGGCGCGTTCACGCGGTTCCTCGCGAACACCAAGGTGAACGGGCGGCTGCTCCAGACGCGCGGGCAGCTGATCGAGGCGGCGCCGCAGGTGCGCGGGCAGGGCGCGACGTTCCAGGGCTGGGTGTGGGTGGGACACTACCGCATCGAGCTCTGGACGTATGACGGGTTCTATCAGCACCCTCAAACCGGCGCGTTCACGACGTTCGTTGCCGACAACAAGGTGATCCTCAACGGCGACGGCCGTCTCGATCTCACGTACGGCGCTATCCCGATGATCACCCCGCCCGATCAGCGCGCGCTGCCGTTCCTGCCGCCGCGCATCTCGAGCGAGGGCCGAGGGCTCGACCTCACCACCAACGCCTGGGTCACGCCCGACGGCAAGCGCGTGATGGTGAGCGCAGGCACGCGCCCGCTCACCATCCCGACTGCGATCGACACCTTCGGCTGCCTCACCGTGTTCTGAGAGCGGATGGGGCTGAGGGAGCAGGCCAAGCTCGACGCGCGCGCGATCCTCGAGGACACCTTGGGGTTCGCTTGGCCCGTGACGTTGACCTCGCCGCTGGGCGTGGTGACTTCCGTCTACGGGTTCACGACAGACGTTGGCCAGACCATCGATCCGGAGACGGGTCAGGCGGTGGCTGGCCAACGCGCTTCGTGCACGGTCGCGCTGGGCGCGCTGCCCTCGCTGCCCGAGGCCGTGGCCGAGGGGAGCCGAAAGCCGTGGCTGGCGACGTTCGCGGACAGCCAGGGCGTGTTTGGCGCCTGGAAGGTGATCGAGGTGCTGCCCGATCGCGCCGCCGGCGTGGTTGTGCTGCTGCTCGAGGTGTTCAAGCGGGCGATTGTGCACCTCACCGGCGCGCTCGTGCTGCCGCGCTTGCAGCTCTCCGGATCCATCGAGCCGGTAGTTCCAACGATGAGCGGCGAGCTCATCCTGCCGAGCCTGCAGCTTTCTGGAACGATCGCGCCGGCGGTGGACATGAGCGGCGCCCTCGCGCTGCCGAGCTTGCAGCTCTCGGGCACGCTCGCGCCGGCTGTGCAGGTGAGCGGTTCGCTCGCCCTACCGAGCCTACAGCTCTCGGGTACGGTCGCCCCCCAGGTACAGCTGAGCGGCGCCCTCGCACTGCCGAGCTTGCAGCTCTCGGGCACGCTCGCGCCGGCTGTGCAGGTGAGCGGTTCGCTCGTGCTGCCGAGCTTGCAGCTTTCGGGAAGCTACACGGCGTTCAATCCGCAGATCGCCAGCGCGACGTCGCAGGTTTTCAGTACGCCCTCGACGGCCGTCACGGTTACCCGCCCGGCGTGCAACATCGGCGATCGGCTCCTGCTCCTATTGTGCCGATCGAGCATCGAGACGGATCCGCTCGGTACCCCGTCCGGTTGGACGGCGATCAACGCCTCCGGGCTCACCGGCACTGCGTCCTCATTCTGTCGCGCCTACTTCCAGGACGTCGACGCGGGCAACGTGGGCGATACGACGGTGCCCTTTACCGGGGGCACGAGCACCGAGAGTACATCGTTGATTTGGCGGCTCACCGGCTGCGACCTCAGCGTCGCCCCGGTGGCGAATGGCACGCTGCAGAACTCCAACGGGGTCAGTACCGTCAACCCGACGGCATTGACGGGGCCGAACGGCGGCGCGGTGCAGCGCAATTTGTGGTTCGTCTACCTGGGCTCGGCAACGCAGGACAGCCTGAGCGGCGCAACACCAGTCGTCACCGGTTTCCCGGCGACCTATGGGAACACCGGCACGAGCACCACCACGGACGCGGCTGCGGTCGCGAACGGCTGCGGCCAGGGTTGGGGAAGCAAGATTGCGACCGCCGGCTCGGATGATCCCAGCGCCTGGACCTACTGTCCTGCCGCTGGCGCCCGGGCGCTAGCGATCAACATCGCCGTGCGCGGTGTGCAGGGATAACTCGCGCGCGCACGCGCGCGCCCAACACGGGGCAACGACATGGCCAACACACTCGGCAATCCGACACTCAAGTCCAACAAGGTCCGCGAGGGCGAGATCCTCTCGTACAACACCTCGCTCACCTCATCGCCCAGCATCCCGAACCCGCTCCTCCGGATTCGCAAGAGCACAACCACGCTGGTTGACTTCACGCTCGATGGCACCACGCCCTTTACCGGTGGTTCCGTGGATGGGTCGGCGACCTTCAACTTCACGAGTTCGAGCGCCGTCGCGGCGGCTGGCGCGGCAGATGTGCCGGACAACTATCAGTTGATCGGTCGCGACAATGCCGTGCACCTCAGTGGGCCCATCACCGCCACCGACGGCATCACCGCCGGTCAAACGGTGAACGCCGCGACGATCACCGCCACCGAGCCTGCGAGCTAACCCACGTGCCCGCACTGATCCCCGAGCTCATCGACAAGATCGACAACGCCGAGATCATCCGCGACCAGATCGCGGCGATCTTGACCGTCGAGTTCGCGAATCAGGGCGCGCTGTCAGGCCTGCCGCAG